AGATTAGCAGAACAAAACTTACTTCAATTAGAAAAAAGAAAAGCAATGCTAACAGAAGAAGTAGCTGTCGAAGATGCAAAAACATCCAAAATAATTGCTAATAAAGAAAAAGAATTAAGGGCAACTGAAGAGGCAGAAAAGAATAAGCAAGAAGCATTAAAGCAGTCGGAAGCATTTCACGATAGCACTATTAATAGTATGGCTGACTCTATTACTAAATTTGTAATGACAGGGAAGCTAGCTTTTGAAGACTTTGCTAAAGGTGTGATTGCACAGCTGGTTAAAATAAGAGTACAGCAGGCCTTAGTAGGAGCATTTACAGGTACAAATATAGGCTCGTTCTTTGGTCTTCATACAGGAACATCTGAAGTAAAGCATACAGGTGGTTTTATAGGTATGCCTAGTCACCACGACGGTTCAATTAGAAGTGATGAAAGAATTGCTAAACTACAAGTTGGTGAAGCAGTTGTAAATAGAGCAGGAGCAACTAAAAATCAAGAAGCAATTAAAGCTATGAATGCAGGGCAGTCTGTTGGTGGAGATAGCGGGAGTGTTACTACTGCTGAGATTAATTTTAATGTTACGGCTATTGATAGTGCATCATTTAATAATTATCTAGTAGGGAATAAAAACACTATTGAGGGAATTATTAACAGAAGTTTACAGACCAATGGAAGTGTAAGAAAAACAATTAAGCAGGTAGTGTAATGAATGATTTAAGCTCTATACTGCTTGATAAACACAGTCACTATGAGATAGAGGAATATGTTAAGAGTGGTCAGGCTTTAACTTTTGATAGTGGAAAAGAGCAACGAATAGTAGGTGGTTCTATTCCCTCTTTTGAAATATCCCTTACATATAATAATATATCTTTAGCTAAGTTTGAATTTCTTAAGAAGGCTTATGAGAGTAATTATGCCAACACTTTCAAATGTCTATTTAATAATGACATAGACAAAAGAAGTCAGTTAATGACTAATGAGGCTGAAGTATATATATTTAAAGACTTTGAGTTCTCAGCGATTGCTGGCAAGTTAAATGTCTTGTCAGGGAAGATAACACTATTAAGTAGTGTATTCTTTAACTTCACAGAGTATCAAAGCTTGTTTGCTGAGTCTAGTACATATACTCCGACAGCTTCTACTAATCAAGACTTTATGAGTGTTTTAGATGATGCCCAGCCTTATCAAGTTATATATAAATATTTTAATCAGTCAATAGCGAGTAATATTGGGGTATCAGGTAGACACATTAAAGATAAAGGACTAAAGAAAGCTTGGGGCTTATCTTGGGTGCTAGGTGAGTCTGATTTTCTAAAGCTACTTACATTCTATAGAAAAAAGTCTGGATTGATGGGCGAATTTGGTATGCCTTCATTTGGGTTTGCTCTACCGTACATAGAAGAGAGCTATTTAGAAAACCAAGATGATTATATTTTGTTTGATGGAAGCCTAGAGGGAGCAACAAATGCTAGATTTTCACAAGATAGTTTCCAATACAGTAAGAGAATAGATGGGCTATACCAATGTACGGCAGACTTTATGGAGGTTAATTAATGAGTAAAACGATAACTAACAATGCAAGAAACAATGATGCAATAGCAATACTTCACTTGTTTGAATTTGATATGTATAATCTTAATGGAACTTTCAAAGAAACATTGAGATTTACAGACCACGACATATTCGTAAATGACGGGGGAGTAGAATACACTCCACTAGCTATTACTTTTGATAAACTTTCAGAGGATGGCTCAATGCAGTCAGACTCAATAAATGTTTCAATAGATAATGTAAGTGGGGCTTTAACTTCTGAAGCTTTTGCAAGCGAGTGGAGAAACAACAGATGCAAAATAACAAGAGTTGTATATACACCTCCTAGTGATACAATAGATGCTGAAGCTTACGAGTATGGCTATGGTGACAATTTAGACACTTACCCTAAGCTAGATATATCTTCAATCAGTAAAGACAGTTATACGCTATTTGAGGGGATTATTGATACTTTTAATGCTACAGAGCAGTCGTTAAGTGCCACACTAACTTCACTATTTACAAATTGGAGCAAGCCATATCCAAGCAGAACTTATAATCAGAATGAGTTTACTTCAGTAGTAGATGCTATTACAGAAACAGTTTATTGGGGTAGATTAAAAGATGTCTAAGCATAATTGCTTTAGTTACTCTTACGAGCGATTAAAGTCTGTTTATGGAGATAGAATACCTAGTGAATGGAGATGTTATAGCGAGGCTGATTTTCAGCACTTCAGCATAAACGCAAGTAAGTATTTAGCCCGAAAAATACACTACAGCTATTTTGAGAGCTTTTGTGATGCTGTGCCTTTTGCACGGGAAAACGATATAATATTAACTAAAGATAGTATAGGAATTGCTATTAATCAATACAAGTATATGACACTAAAACTAAGAAGTGGAAAGCCTTGCTTAGTTGATATAGAAAAAAAGGATAAAATAATGAGAGTACGAGATGAGTAAAGCAGTAAAAGCAGTTGCAGGAATAGCACTTGTTGTAGCTAGTGGTGGATTAGCAGGTGCAGGAATATTTGGGACTACATTCGGGCTAGGTCTAACAGGAACTGCTCTAACTTTGGCGACAGGTGCTTTTACATTAATCGGGGCTTCACTTGCAGGTTCGGCACTAGCCCCTGAAGTGCCTGATATGGATGGGACAGATGCTTATGCAGGTCAAAAATTACAAACTAAAAAGGACAATGTGTCGGCAGTACCTATTATATTTGGTGAAAATAGAGTAGGTTCTAATATTATATTCCAAACTGCTAATAATTACGGGGGAAGCTCAAATAATAAGCACTATTGGGCAATTCAAGTATTGTCAGAGGGAGAGCTAGAAAACTTTATTACTTTATATGCAGGGGAAGATGAAATGTCCTACAAGGGAAATTTTGCTTTTACTACTACTTATGCCCATTGCAGGGTATACCATACTTCAGGCGACTCAGGAACGGCATTAACAGCTACAGAATTTGCCAAGAATGAAGCAGGCGACATTATTAATGGACAAAATGCAGATTTAGCAAATGATAATTTTATTATTCCACCAAATGTGGCTTTTATTGCCGTACACCAAGAATATGATGCTACAGATAATAAGCATACACAACTAGACGCAATAACAGCAACAGTAAAAGGTCAAAAAATAAACGACATTAAAGATGATGTTGTAAATAATAATATTTACTACTTTCCTAGTGGTACTTATTCCTCTAGTAGCTCTAGCGAGTCTAATTTATTTGATGGCAATATCTCAACTACAGGATACAGAGTTGCAGGAGATAATCTATCATTAGATATGGACAACAGAATTCAATTCAATTCTACATCTCCTAGCAATCAGACTTTAATAATAAGTGCTGAGATTTACATTAAGACAGATATTGGATTGGGAATATTTGCCAAGGATGCCGATGGAACATCTTTTGGCGACCCCGTAGTTGTGTCAGCAGGATATGAGGGCTGGATAACTTTAGACAATAGTGATGCCCTAGATTGGTATTCAGAGGAAGAGCTGTCGGACTATTGGGATATTATATTTACGGGGAGTGGAACAGGGTCAGACCTAGAGGTTGAAATTAGAGAAATTAGGAATGTTGAATGGCTAGAAAGAGATTATTCGTATAATCCTGCAAGTCAAGTATTGAATCTACTAACTAAAGGGTTAAATATACCACCAATATCTATTGATTATCCTAGCTTTATAAATGCTTCGCAAAAGTGTAGCTCTTACGGATATTCATCTAATATTGTATTTAATAGCCAAAGAAATATACAGTCGTGTATTGTAGATATTTTAGCTACTTGTAGAGGGCAAATAGTATTAAGCCAAGGAAAGTGGAAGCTAAAAATAGATGAAAAGGGGTCTTCAGTAGCGAAAGCATTAACAGTAGGAGATATTCTAAATGGATCACTTAATGTGTCTATGAAAGGATTTCAAGAGATAGCAAACAAAATAGAGCTAAAATATATTGAGCCTAATGATAATTGGTTAAGTGCTAAAGCGAGTAAAGAAGATAGCGACTTGATTGCGATGGATGGACAATCTAACGTGAAAACTTTAGACATTAAAGGGGTTACTAATTCTCTACAAGCGAATAAACTAGCCGAGATAACATTAAATTCTATGAGATATACTGAAGATGGTGAGGGCAACAGAATTAAACAAGCACCACTAGCTATAAGCTTTGCAACTACTGTTAAGAATGCTGAGTTAGAAGTCGGAGATGTAATATCTTTAGACCACAACCTACTAGATAGGACTAGAAAGTTTATCTTACTATCAGTAGAAACAGGACAGGGTGGAGATATTCAAATATCAGCTAGGGAGTATTGCGAAACACACTATAAAAATAGTGCAGGGGTCTATCTAATTTAGATATAATATATACAGCTAGAGAGAAACTACAACAAAACTTTCATTTTCTCCTTACACACAAAAGATTTTTAACATATTCTCTAGCTACCATAACAAGGGGTTTCTTCTCCTCCCTTGTTTCATTTAGTAACACTACAAACACTCCTTATTTTATCTGATAATCAAATTAAGAAGACTTTAAGTCAAGTAATACGATAATACTTTTACAACAAAAGGAGAACAAGATGGAAGCAATAATCAGAGCGATTGAATACCTAGATAACAAACTTTACGAATTTAGTGATTGGATACTGTAATGGACAGAGTAGAACAAGACCTAAATAATTATATGAAAAGAAATGAAGAGATAGAGAGAAGTTTTGAAACTTTAATTGAAAGTCACGAATTGTCTTTTAATGCTATAACTGAAGAGATAAACTACCTGATGGATTTAGCAAAAGACTATGATGGTTTTGATTTTACTGAAGAACTATCAGAATACATAAAAGGAGAGATATTATGCTAATCATTACAAATAAGAAAACAGGATTAGCTAAAACAGTCAGCACAGCAGGTTGGTCAATTCAAGACTACAATAAGACTTACGATAAATATTCTAAGTCAGGGTACTCTATTCAAATATCACAGTCTTTTGATGGGCTAGGTTCTTTAGAGGGACTATCTTTTGAAGAGCAAATAGTAGAAATAGAAAAATACAAAGAGGAGATGATTTAATGGCAAATACAATATATAAAAAAATAGGACTATTAAGAAATAAGATAGATGGGATTAAAAAAGACAGTAAAAATCCTTTTTTTAAATCAAACTATGCGGATATAAATAGCATTGAGAAGTTAGTAGAACCAATAGAATTTGAAGTTGGACTAACTCACACTATAAGCTCTATGGTTACAGAAAGCGGTAGTCAATGGCTTACACTTACTGTTGCAGATGTAGACACAGGAGAAACATTAACATCTACATTGCAAGTAATATTAACAAAGAATGATATGCAACAACTTATAGCTGGCCACACTTACGGGAGAAGAGGGCTATTGGTTAGCTTTTATAGTTTAGAGGCTTTAGATGATGATGG